GCAATAGTAGTATTTGCTGCTCTTTCAATGTTAAAGTAAGATCCCCAAGTATTTCCTAAAATTGCGCTATATAAGCTACCACCAGTAGCTTCTAGAATTGCCGCGTATTGACTTGGTTGAGATGCTAAAGTTTTTATAACAGCGTAGATTGTTTTAGCTGTAACAATATTATTTCCTCTGAGTCTTCCAGAATTAAATTTAATCGCGGGATTCCCATTTATAATATTAGACTCAAGAACAGAATTAGCTGTTTGATTAGATAAATTATTTACATTTCCACTCTGATCTTTCCAAGAAGTAACAACACCACCACTCACAGTTACATCCGCATCAGCTTTAACCCAAAGTTTCAATCCTGGAATACGCGTAGGACTAAAAGAACTTGAAATTATTCCACTCGAAACAGATGGCAATATTATCATATTGTATTTCCATACATTATATATCTATTATTTCCCGTGTGAAGAAGTGAAATTGATGCTCCTGATCCTGCTGTTCTGTATTGATTATTATAGCTTAATATAGGAATTGCGGCATTAAATCCGCTTCCTGTAACAAAAATTTGACCAGCTCCTATTTGAATTATTGTTGTATTAAATCCAATTACATTTCCACTTACAATTGTTCCAGTAATTTGATTCTGCGAATTAGCTAAAATGACTCGTCCATTATCATTTCCAGATATAATAAAATTCGTTGCTTCATTGACAAATTGTGGAACTGCATTTACTAGTACAGAATTATTTAAATCTACAGTCGCATTTTGTATTGTTACATCAACTCCAGAAAGATTTAGATTATCAACATTATTTAAATTAACTTCATTAAATGAAGCTTTATTAAATTCTCCACTTTTGAAGACCTGAAGATATGATGTTTGAATTCTAAGATCACTCATAATATTTTATACTCCATGAACTGACAGGGCTGCCCCAACCCATGGGGTAGCCACTGGGCCAGAACAAACCATGCACCGGCCACTGGGCTGCGGGATTCCACCGCCGCGCCTTGTCAATTCACCTTGTATGTTAAATTTTAATAAATCCATAATCTTTTCCATATTCTGCACCTCCACCAGCATGATAAACAAATCTTTCTACTTGTGTAAAATCGTAATTTGCCCCAGTTATTGTCATAACTGTATTTGGTCCGTCAAATCCGCTTACAAGTCTAGGAGCATCATCCGCAGCAAAATTAAATCTTAAAGTCAATATAGGATCATTTGTAAGATTTGTTCCTGGTCCTTGAAATGCTAATGGTATAACTGGACCATATCCACTTGGAACATCTATATTAACTATAGTTTCTAAAAATCTAACTTTTGGTTTTACCCATTGAGCAGCGCCTGGTGTTTGTAGTCCAGTTATTCTAACAAAATTATTTCTAAACGTAGAATGAGTTCTCATCTGAGAGAGTGTATAACCACTATATAGACCAGATGTTAAGTTTATACCTCTTGAAGGCGTTATTATCCCAGATGCTAACAGATAACTTTTACTTGTATACGTATAATTTTTGTCAGAACCATTTGTACCAATTATATTTATAACACTATTATTTCTTATTCCTGTGGTATCAACTTGTTTTTCAAACTGGGTCTTTAAAGAAGTTAGATGTATTAATTTAAATGAATCTCCTGGAGCATATAGATTTAAAAATTCATTATAAACATTAGCTAATCCTGTAATTGGTAAATTATTGACTGTTCCGCTAATAGCCGCGTCAAGTTCATTTCTATTTATTTGTTTTAATCTAATTAGATTGTCAGCCATTTTTTATATCCTCAATCTTTTTACTATGATAAAGAATACTTGCTACATAACTATCAATGCTATGTTCCACGGCAATACTTTCAATTTCATTTATTGTATTTGGATTTTTATCTTTAGGATTTGTTAAATATTCTGCTATAACATTTTCCCAATTCTCTGGAGATTCATTTGAAGCAATAATTTTAACTATTTCAAATGCAACATCTTTTTGTTGTTTTGATAATTTTCTTAAAGAATGCTTTTCCCTAAGAGAAGCTTCAACCTTTTCTTGTAATCTTGATGCAAGAATAAAATTATCTTTAATTTTCTCTATATCAAATAGTGCGGCTCTAGCCTGTCTTCCCTCACCAACTGGTTTAACATTTTTAGTTGTTTGAGGAATTCCAGTAGATCCAGCTGGTCTACCAGGCTCACCCATTTTTGCGCCACCAATAAGTGGTTGATAATATCCTTGATCTTTTAATTCTCTAAGTTTTTGTTGAGATTGGACTGAACTTTCTGGATCTGGAAGTTTACCGGTTTCAATTGCTGTAATTCCTTCTTCTGGAGTTAAAATTCCTAGCTCTATCAATCTTGTATATACTCTTGAATATTGAATATCATCTTTTAAATCAATATCTTCAAAATAAGGTGTTGGATAATTTTTAAATCCAAGTTCTTTACTAATTCTACGAATCTCTGGATATAAGAAATTATTTATAAAAGATTCGCGAGCTTGTTTTAGTCTTTCAATAAATACTTGTACTTTTATGCTTTCATTCGCAAATTTTTCATTTCCGATTAAGATATTATTTAAACCAATTTGAATATCGCGATCAACGATCTGATATTTTTCTGGGCCCATTAGATTACCTATGTTTGGAATAATAAATTCTGCTTTAGTTGTATAATCTGCAATAAGAACACGACCAACGCTTTGATTCGTAAATAATGATTGCATTGCCTCTAAATTCTTCTGATTAATTCCGCCCTTCTCTGGTTCTGTGCCCATCGTGACTAATAGAATAATTTGCTGTAATGAACGCGCTACGGCCATGTCCATCTTTTTCATTTCTGCTTTCCAATTAATATCTTCGAGTACTGGAAAGCCCATAGGAACCGCAAATGGTTCGTAATCTTGTTTCTTATAAAATACAGCGCAAAGCCTATTGCGGTCAAGAGGAAGAGTTAGAATTCCAACTCTAGTTTTTGTAATAAGTTTTTGAGTTTCTGGAGGTAGACTCTTTAATACTTCAAGATCTTCTTCGGTTTTTGGAGCCTTCAATCTTTCAAGTTCATAATCTGTTAAAATTTTATAATATCTTCCAACGGAAAAATTAATTGTTCCGCCAATTTGAACGTCTGCAGGATTAATTATGTTGTATCTTGCTGGTAGCATAATATTTGCAGCTTTTGAAGATAAACCAAAAGTCTGAGTAATTTTACTTACGTCTTCTGGTTGAATCTTCGTATCAAAACGATATATAAATACATTTCCGCTACGATAATATTCTCTAAAAAATTGATCTTGAAGATCAAACATGTTAATCTTCTTTAACCATGCGCTAAAAAAATCTCTACTCTTTTGACTACCGCCTTTAAAATAAATATCACTACAAGAAAACTCTGTCATTAGATCAATGGTATTTCTGAATATAGCGAAATTATAGTAACATTTTTGACATAAGATAACTGCGTCTCGAACATTCATATTCGAGCCATTCGATATGCCAGTGGAATATCTAAAAGGAATTAATCCATCATCAATATTTTTATATCTATTAGTTCTAGTAATATCTGCGGCAGCATTTCTCCTAGTTTGAGTATGAGAGGAATCGCCCGAGTCTGAACCAGCTACAGCAGCTTGTATCTGATAATTTGTAGACGCATCCGAAACCATAAGAGGTTGAATTTCGTTACTTTTAGTAATTTTTTCTTGTTTTTTTGATTTTTTGGACATTTTACTTGTAAATATTACACATTATCTGATCATAATAGGCGAAAAAGTAGGTTGTACTTCAACTATTTGAGTTGTCATTATATCATTATAGCACTTTACAGCCCAATTCGCTAACATAAATGCGGAATAATTATCTTTTCTAGCTTTATTAGCAGAAGCGCTTCTCTTTAAATGTTGAGGTAAGTCAAAGCTTTGGGTTCCTCGACTAGTGGTAGAATGTTCTATTAAAACGCATTGTTTTTTCGTTTGATATATAAAATCATCTTGATTCTCAATAAAATCTAATACTGTCCAATCTTTCTTATCATCTGTTTTCATCAATTCTAAGGGAACATTTAATGCTATTGTTTCATTAAATGATGCTTCATCTGAGGCTGTACGACTAGCAAACCATACTCTTTTATAATCAATACATGCTTGAAGATACTCATTCGCCTTACGAATAAAACTGCTGGTAAAAACTTGATTAAATGCAATTCTTTTATTTTCCAAATTATATTGATTCTTTATGTTTCTAACCATCATATCGTAATCTGCACCTTCAAGATCTGAATCGAAATCTAATGTCTTAATTTCAATTCTATCTTGTTTAAATAAATTAGATTCATTGCATGCGGATAAAAATGTATCAGCACCAGCATTATCAATAATCATGAAAACAATATTAAAATTTTTCATTATGTAATATAGATAATTAACATGATTTTTAAGATTACCTAGACCAGCATATGTATGAACTAAAACTCCTTGTTTTCTCTCTTCGTCATATTCCATAACAGCCATAGCAAAATAATCTGCATTTGGACTATCACTCATGTTAGGATCGATTCCAAGAATATATTTTTTCTTCGGATCTCCTCGCATTAATGTGTGGGGCTTTTCTCCAGTTTTTAATGTACATTCTTCCATCTTTTTAGCATTAAAATAGCTATCACTTCCATCGGTGAATTGAGCGCAATATTCTCTTAAAAATCCACTATGACTTGATCCACCAGCTTGGGCTTCTTCAATAATTGTTTTATCTATCATTTCTTCTGGTAAAGCCTCGTAACTCATTTGGCTAACAAAATAAGTTGCTTCTCCCTTTTCTTGACTATTTATTTTTTCACACCATTCATTATAAGTTTTATAAAGATTTTCGAATGTATAACTTGCAGATGAAAGAGCTATCATTTTACTTGTATTTTCAAAAACCATTCTATCTTTTTCTTGCATTACTCCTTCTGATATCAATTTATCTTCAAACTCACGGATCTCCATTCTTTCTTTCATATTCTGTGGAGCAACTAAGAATGGCATTAATACGTTCTTAATAATTTCTTCTGGTAATAAAAGAAACTCGTCAAGCACAAGAATATTTGCTCGAAAACCTCGAATTTTTTCTCCATTAAGAGGAATTGCGACAATGCTTCCATTATTAATTTGCCATTCAAATTGATCATTTCTTTTTGCTTTCGCTCCAAAACATTGAGAAAGTAATTCTGCTCCAGGACTTTGTACGATTTTTTCTAAATTATTAAAAATAAATCTTGCAGTTCTAAATGTTGGACCAGCTATAAGAATTTTCGTGTTTGGTTCAAATATACATTGAAGAAAACAAAATACTGCGGCCATAAAGGATTTTCCACAACCACGACCAAATACGCACATATTAAAATTTCTGTTCATCATAGCTTTAAGATGAATCTCCTGATAAGCCGCAAGTTTAACTCCACTAATTAATTCAACTGTAAACCCAATATTAGCTCTTAAAAACTTAGCTAAACTAATTTTTGCTTCCCTATCATTAAGAAATCCTTTTAATTCAGATAATTCTGCATTAACATCTTTAATTTCTTTAAAATATTTCTCTGGACAAAAGATCATATAATTTTCATATCATATGCTAGTTGTAAATCTATTTTTTTATAAAAACATTTACTAGCAAATATAGCCTCGATTAATCTAGTCATCTCTTTTCTACCATCAACAAATAAAAATTGTAAATTATCATAGCTTTGTAAAAGTTCTCTTACATTATGAAATATGTACTCTGGGGTTGCTTTTATTTTTTTACTTATATGAGGAAGATATTGAAAACTTAAGGCATTCGTAAGTACTTCTTCTACCATAACAATAACATAAGAATTATTCTTTCTGGCTTTTTCTATTTCATTTTTAAAACGATCATAGTTCTTAACGCTTAGTGTGCTTATGAAATCGCTAAGACTTTTTCTTTCTATAAAACATCCACAATTATCATTTGAACAGGCATAATCTCCAAATGATAAGGTCTTAATTTCAAATGGTGTGTTAAATTTAAGCCAACTTTGTTCTCTTGTGTCTACATAAATTATATCTTTTTGTGTCAATCTATTTTTAAAATTATCTCCAATTAAATTAGGATGAATAAATTTATTTTCTAATCCAATCGAAGAACAGACATTGTAATAATCTTTAAATATTTTATTATAAAATATGATTGATGGCGCCATTATTGTTCTTAGCTCTACTTGAGTCGGAGAATATATTAAATTTTTTGATTCTTTTCTTTTAATTAATAATTCCTTGCAATATTCTCTTGATCTTTCTGTTGGCTGTTCTTTCAGCCATTTTTTCATATTATTTTTATCATTAAAATCGCTATTAAGATACTGTTCTTTAGTTTTAAAATTTATTAATTCATTTGTAAGTAGATCGCGACGCTCATAATAAGTTTGATAGTATTTTACTTTATTTAAACCATAGCCTTTAAGCGCAAGATGAAGACTTTTTTCATCTTTAAATTCCTTACCATCTACTTTACATATTACGCTCATCCATTTAAAATCTCATCTTTAGATATGCCTAATATCTTGCATTTTAATTCATCCATTGTAGTAAGTCTATCGATTTCTTTTTCAACAACTTGTTTTCGCATCTCTGCCATCTTTAGAAGTTTAGCTCTGCTTTCTTCTTCTTTCCACATTTGCACGAGATTGATAATCGAAGCAGTTTCTTTGACTTGCTTGCTCAATCTCTCGCTTCTTTTTACTTTAAGATCATTAAGAAGTTTTTGTTGGCGATTAACACAGTCATTATATTCTTTACGTGCAGTATTACTAGCTTCAACAACAGCCATTGGTATCTTTCCGTCAGCTTCCATAGAAATATCAATTTGATTTTGAAGCGCATTAATTGTTTGTTGAATATTTGATGAAATCACAACTTCTGTAGACAGAACAATATATTGATCCACCTCTTCTTGAGTTAGATCACTTTTATCATAGGTATAACGAACAAAACTGCTTTCAAAAAGTTCTCGATCTCTTTCATCGCTGTACAAATTAATCTGATGAATAAATCTAAAAGTATTCATATATCCTATTAGTGAAGAGATATCTTTTTTATGTTTATGAGTTAATTTATTTTTATCAACTCCATCCATAATGTATCTATTAATCTTTGCTATCATTCTATCTTCACTTTTTGGTGGACGATATTCTTCTGTAGAAAGATTTTCATTTTCTTGATTATTATATTTTATATTTGTTGGTAATGTTTTAATGTATTCTAAAACGCTACGGGTTTCTTGAGAAAGATTAGTGAGTTCTTCGTTTTTAAATAAAATTTTAGCGATCTCTAATCCAGTCATTGTTGAACAATTATTACCGATGTATTCTTTTTGTTCTAGATTTAATTCAATTAATCCTTTTGCTTGATATTCGTGACTCTTCTTTGGTTTTATTTGTCTTGAAGCTAAAAATTCTTTAACTGCTTTGCCCTCTTTGCTTCTTCCGTCTAAATCGTCTCTATTAAAAGCTAATCTTACTAATTCTACAAGTGATGGCGGATTATCTGGACGATTATTCCATTCCGTTAAAAGTTTTAATTCTTGTTCTTTAGTTAGAGTTGGTAAATTATCGTTCATATTAATGAATATCTATATCGCCATTATATAAATGTTTTTTTACTTTAACTATAATTATCTTTTTTATATTTTTAATTTGTTTATATCCAGCAATTCTATTCTTCTCACTTGTTCTATAACCCATTAATTTTGCAGTTTGCTCTTCATCTTTACCTTCAATATATAAATATTTATAAACTTTCCATTCAATCGGTTTTAAAACTTTCTCCATCTTCTTATGTATATTCTGAGCAGTTTCTTCCATATTAAAATTATTAGTTGGCATATCATTGATTTCTTGAGAGTGATTCTCTATGCTAAGTGTCAACTTTGTATCGTGCGCGCTTTTCTTACTTCTTTCCCAATTAGCGTATAGAGGACACGCATTACATTGCTGTCCGTAAATTGAACAGCCTTCTTCGCTCTCTGCTGCTGCACATTTAAGACATGGGCGAGTAAAATTACTATAATTATTTCTTATTAAATTTTTAATTTGGTTACTGATAATACGATTAACCCAAGGGGCTAATGGTTTTTTATGATCATAAAGATGCCATTTTTTATAAATATGTATTCTTAGTATCTGAGATACATCACTAAAATCCATCCAGTTTATCGCTGTTAAATTCCACTTACTTTTTCTTTTAATTATTTCGGAATTTATTACGTCAATTAAGCTTTCGAATGAGGGCTTTTTAGCCATCTTGTCTTCCTCTTGAGGATGGACGAATTGCTCCAGCTTCTCTCTTGAAGTCTTCTAGAAACTTTTTGCGATCTGTCTTCGTTGAAGGTTTTCCTTTTATCTTTTCTCTTTTTGCTCCAGATTTTGCACTTCCAAGAATATCTCCAATCTTTGTTTTTTTAGGGACAGGATTTTCTTGAAGTTCTATATCTAGACTACCAATGTTTGGAACATGATTTACATCTGTAAATTCATCGTCATTTTCGTCATCATAATCTTCAACTTCAGCTTTTCTTTCTAGTTTTGGTAAGATTCTTTTTGGTGTTTTTGGTTGATCTGCTGTAGGTTTTTGTAATAAAACTTTATTAACAATTAACTTGTCAAATGGTGTTCCGCATGAACTACAAAATTTAGGTTTAGCGGAAGTATAAGTAGTTGGATTACCACATTCTGTACAATATATTTTAAGCATAATACTAATTATACTTTAATTTAATTAAAATATCAACTATTTTAGTTGTTCAAATTTCTCAATAATATAAGCTAAAATATCATTTCGCATAATATCATCTGTGCCAAATTTGAAAGTAACTATTCCTTTATCTGCGCTTTTCTTATCATCGAATAGATTATATATCTTTTCAAATCCACTATTTTTAATATCTGATTGACGTATATCTCCAATTAATATTAATTTACTAAATCTTCCCATTCTTGTAGTAATTAATAAAAGGTCATGTATACTTAAATTTTGAGCTTCGTCACATATAATATAACTAGCATTTATACTTAAACCTCTTAAAAATCCTACTGGTAAACCTTTTACTCTCTCTTCTTTTAATAATCTTTCTACTTGACTTTTTGGTAATAATTCATGTAATTTATCCATTAATGGTTGCAAATAAGGATCTAATTTGCTATGTAAGTCACCTTTAAGGAAACCTAAATTATGAGTAGAACTTTCAACTGGATTACGAATGTAAAATATTTCACCTATTTTTTTATCATTTAAAGATCTTAAAGCAGAATATACAGATAACAAGCTTTTGGCTGTTCCTGCTGGACCTTTACAGAATACTATTTTTGTTTCTTTATTCTGTATAAGTTCTATAAATTTCTTTTGATTATCTGTCCATTGTAATTCACGAATATCCAAGAAACCTTCAATTTTATCTCTTTGAGGAACTACTGGTGACTTATCTTCTTGTTTACGTTTATTCTTTTTAGACATTATACTTACATGATAATTTACACCATATTTTTAATTTAGTGTAAATAAATTAGCTGTGGCATTTCTAAACGCAAACATACCTCCCATAGAATGTTATGTAAGAGGAAACTATCTCCGAGATCAAAAAGATAGCCATGACAAATACTTTCAAGCTCTAGTTTTTGGTGTCACATCTTTGCCTGGGCAAGTTCCACTTTTTAATTTTATTATGGAAGATGGTGGAATCTGGTGGCATGCACCTATTAGTGCATTTACCTCTAAAGAAGGAACTCCAGAACAAGATCTACATGAATTAGAACTTTGGGATAGTTTTAGTTATCACGTAGCTGTAACTAAATTTTCTATACTACAAAATAAAAAACTAAAGTTCCTTGCTAGGAATGGTCAAGAATATTTTGGTACATATTTATTTACTTTAGATTGGGCGCATAGTGATTTTAATGAATTAAATTTTGGATTTAGTGAAAATCCAGGCCAACATAAATGTGGTCATGTATTACAATTAGATAATGGAAACTATGCAATACAACCTAATAATAGATTAAGATTATATGATCCTAATTTTGTAACTAAACAAGGGCAAAATCTTATTCAAAGGCAAGTTAATAGTCATATTTATACTGTCGAAAACTGTCCTAAGTGGGTAACAGAAGATTCTGACAATTATGAATATACTATAAATCAAATGGGAGATATGAAATGAAGCAAACGATAAAAGTAACAAATCAGAATATATTAGAAGGAGAAAAAGCTAATCCTCAAAATTGCGCTATAGCTAGAGCTATAAAAAGTAAAATGAGGAAAAAGATTACTAATGTATCCGTTCTACCAACTCAAGTTACTCTTGAGATGGATAAAAAGATGTTCGTAGCAGAGATGCCAAAGATTGGAACTAACTTTATTAAAAGATTTGATCGTGGTCAAGCCGTAAACTCTTTTGAATTAAATCTAAAATTCAAAAAGGGTTACGCTTTAGTCTAAATTACATTTTAAATTTGGATCTGCAAGATCTGGATTGTGGGCTTTTTTAGTGCCACGCTTATAGTTGGAGTATATTCTTTCTATAATTTTAATTGGTTTTTCTACTATTTTTTCTATAGGTTTTTCAACCTCAACGATCTTTTCTACAATTGTCTCATTTGGTTTTCTATTAGAAGCTATATTATAAGCTAACACGAGACAGACCGCTAGAGGATCAAATACTACTACTATAAATAATATAAACCATTTAACTACAGTCTCGATGGGAACATTAAAGGCTTCGGCTATAAATTTATAAGTACCTATATCTGAACTAATTACTTGTCTTTTTAATTCTATTATTTGATTATCTAGGTTATTTATCTCTGAATTTAAATTGTTATTAATATTATTAATTTTTTCTATATTAGACTCTAGATTTGTTATATTTCCTTGCATAGTATTCAAAGTTTGGCTTTTTAATTCTACTGATCTCTTATCTATTACTGTTTCTTGCTTATCACCGCCAAAGAGTCCGCTAGATTTTGTAACCGTAGTCGTTGTAGATTGATTAAGGGCTTTACTTAGATTAGATTCTTGTTCTTTTCTTGTGTCTATAAGAGTTTTAATTCTTTCTGTATTACTAGATATTTGAGTACTTAAGGAGTTCTTCTTTGCTTCTAGAAGAGAAACCTGCGACTCTATTGAATCTATATTAGCTTTTGTTGCATAAAAGGCTTGGGAAAGAAAACCAAAGACTCCAAGGCTAGTTATGCCCATAAGTATAACAACGGCGCTAATTAAATAAACTTTTAATAATTTATTGATTTTATTCCAGTATCTATAAAGAAAGCTTGTAGCCATTATCTTACCAAATTCAAGACTACTAGCCATTACTATTGTGGCCCAAAAACTACCAGAGAACAGCAACCCTATGCCTTTAACCGAGAAGAATCCACCACAAGCTGCTACAAAAAGGGCGCTTAATCCTAATAAGCCATTAAATATATTCACACATAATTTACACTAACTACTAGGTGATTCTTTCTTTTTGGTTTATGTTTAACTAGGAGATTCTTGAAATTAGTATCTTTTATCTTATTTATGTTATCTAATGATAGGTTAATTTTGGGGTCGGGCGGTAAATCTAAAGGCTTGGGGTCAATTTTTTCGTCAGATTTATTAATAATCAATAATTGTGATTCATCCTTATCTTTAAAGAAACCATATAACCATAAAACAAACTTAAATGCAAAATAAGTTAAAACAAGATTAACTACTAAGCTAATCATAATATTACTACTATACTATACTTTTATATTAAAAACAAGCATATTAAAAGGGGTTTATAACAAAAATAGCCGCCGGGATTTTTTTACCTTAAGAGATAAATGAATTTAAATTCTTTTTTATAGATTTAGAAAAAGGGGGTATAGATAAGAATATATGGATAAATAGTATTATATAGTTGGGGAGAATGATGTTAATACCCCCACGGCCATGTTGAGCTAGAAATGGTTTAACGATTTTCAAAAATGGGGGTATATATCTTAAAATTTTTTAGCTATGTTCTGTAAGTCGTTGATAATCAATGAAATTTAAATGCAATAAAAAGCCTAGCATCGCTTGACAAATCGTAATAGTGTGATAGATTAAGAGTATGAAAGTTAAAGCAAACAAGTTCAACCTAGACGAAACCATCCGCAGACTCAACGCTATCGCAGAAGGCTACAAAGCCTCTGCCCAACGCCTCGACAACATCGTGGCAGAAGCCCAAGCGAAGAAGGATGAAGCCCACAAAAAGTATATGGGCGAAACCAAATAACCCTTGACGAAAATCAAACCAGAAAGCAATATAAGCTATATGAAAAACCAAATCACCATCACCAAACAAACCTTCGGCAACACTACCGCTTTCCTCTTGGAAGGCAACAAGAGCCAGATCGAAAACTTCCACAACGCTATGTATAACCATAGTGCAACCAATGGCGAGTTGCACGATATGGGCAACGGCAAGGCGTTCTACTTCTACGCACAGCCAGAAGCCGTGCTAGAAGCGATGACTAAAGTGGCTCTCTATGCTCTATGCAATAAGATCAAAGCTAAAGGGATGAAGGGTGGGTTGCTCGCCCTTGCAAGGCAGAAAGCCCAAGACAAGTTCGATGCGATTAAAGATGGGCGATTCCTTCGCACCAGCATCAGCACCGATGTCTTTAACCTTGGAAGCATCACCGCAGAGAAACCCTCTGACTACTGCGGTGCGATCAGTGCGGGGAGAGACTAAAATGACCGCAGAGATTCTTGTTATAGCTTTGACCATCCTTGGCGAAGCACGAGGCGAAGGCTTTGAGGGAATGGCGGGTGTTGCGTCTGTCATTCAGACACGAGCCATCGAGCGAAAGCAAACGCCCACACAAGTCTGCCTTGCACCAAAGCAATTCAGCTTCTGGAATGGTGGAGTGAGTGAGGCGAAGAAGCAGGAGCTTCTAAAGAACCCTCAAGCACCCAACGCCATCCGTCTCGCTAAACTTGTAGCAGAGAAACGAATGCCCGATGTTGTGCAGGGTGCGAACCACTACCACACCTTCCAAGTGTCGCCCAAGTGGTCAAGAGGAGAGCAGACTGTCGCAGTAATTAAGAATCACAAGTTTTACCGCTTGTAAGACTTGACAACAACGAAAGGTATGATAAGCTAAAGATATGACAAACAATAATCCAATCAAACGAGCGATCCTCATCGATCCATTCACCGAAACCATCATAGAGGTTAAGATGGTAGACACTAAAATCCAAACTATCTACGCACTCTTGGGATGCGATGTGATAACTATGACAGGCCTTGCAAATGGAATTGATATGATTCTAGATGACGAAGGCTTGCTAAAAGACAGCGAGAACCAAGCATACTTTAAGTTTGGCATCGCTTCGCAACCTTTCGCTGGAAAAGCTCTGATCGTTGCAACAGATGACGAAGGAGACTTTGCATCTCTGCCAGAAAAAGTTTCAGTCGAAAAAATAAACGACAAAGTCATCTTCTTTAAACCCTCCAAAAAAACTTTAGAAGAATCTCTAAAAATAAAAATCACACCATTCTAAAAGCAGCCTCCGTAAGTTGTTCAGTATCAACGACTTACGTGGGGCGGGGGGGCTGTCTTTATAAGTGCCTAATAATCAATCACTTGCGAATGCTGATCTTGGAACAAAACCTGATGGAATGCAAAAGATCAATGTCTGATCTTTTCAACTTTGAGTCTTAAACGCAGAAAACCGAAAGCGTTGACTATCAACTACTTGAACGGAGGGCCTCCCTTGCGTTGTAACTCGTTGATGGTCAATGAAATTTAAATGAAGATTTTTCTTGCGAAAAATGAAAAATGTGATAGATTAAAGGTAGAAAGAAAGAAGAAAAAAAATGAAAACAAAAATCAAAATCAAATTCGACATCAATGAAACAATCAAACGCCTTGAGGAAATTTCCAAAGGCTATCAAGATTCCGCAAAACGGATGGAAAAAATCATCGTCAAAATGGACGAAATCGAAACTCTTAAGAAAGGATAAAAAAATGATAACAATAAATCCCGAACTATACGAAAACAAAGACCTCTACATCTACGAAGGAATGCTAGTCAAAATATTCCCTTCTACGATTGGTTGGAAAACAAGAACCGCAACCGCTGAAATTATGGATGGCCCTGATAAGGGTAAATGGACTACCATTTATCTTCGCAAGGGTATTCAAGCCGTTGATGCTCAATAAGAAATAAAAGTTGACAAAATCAAAAAATCTGATAGGATAAAAGTATGAAAGATAAGAACAAAACAATGCAACCCGAAATCGGAACCTTCTACCTCTTGACCAATGACAGGACGAAAACTCCTTGGCTTCAGCCCGAAGAAATCCTTTATGTGAAAGACGAAAACACCTTCATCAAAATCAGCGTTAGCCAAGGTGCAGGATATTCCTCTCGCTGGGATTGGGCAACCGAAAACGCTGTGACCATCACGAAACTCGCAACGAATAAACATCTCTTGGATCAACTCAACCTCTCGGTTGAAATTGGCAGAGACATCGCCAAAGCAGAAGGAGTCTAAAAAAATGAAAAAGATTCTTTTCCAAATAAATAAAAAAACTTTTCGTCTCGCAGTTTCTCACGGCGAAAAGAAAAACTTTTTGCGTGAAAGATTTTTCTACTATGTTTCTGCGAGTTGCTTGAATCTCCGAGACCTATTGTAAGTCTCTAAGCATCAACGACTTACAGACGAAGGGAAGCCCCCCGCGCAAGTCCTTGACTATCAACGACTTACATAAGCTTGACAAAAAGAAAATTTTTGCTATTCTCTTTTTATGCAGAATAAAATAAAAATCTTTATGGAACCTTTTGGCCCTAACCTCGCCTATTTAATCGAAGCAGATTTCCCATCTGCTGAAAGATTCTATAATGCAATTTACAATTTCGGCGGAACCAATTATAAATTACAAGATCGTGGAAGCGGAAAAGCGTTTTACTTTTATGCCGAACCAGCAAAGTTTCGCAGGGCTTTATCTCTCGCACTCGCCACGAATCTCGAATCATCTTTTGCTCAAGGTGATTGGAACTCTCACGCAGAAGCATTGGCAGATCAAATAATTTCAGAAATAAAACCAGCAACTTTTGTAAGGCGTTGTCATTCAATGGAATATTCTTGCAGAAAATCTTTGACAGAATCGTAATCTGTGATACATTACCTATATGAACCAAAACGACATATCCTACCTAGCCTCGATTAACTGCACCGAAGCCTTTGCTGATGCGGAAGCATTCTTCGATTACATCAACTCCGCTGATGCCATCAACGAGATGCTCGACAAGATGGCTCCCTCTTACGATGAGAGGGATACCGAGGTCACCAACTTCTTTGGCGCTAAGGCTGTTCCTTTTCGCCTCACCTGTCAGAATGCAATGGAGGTCAAATAACATGGACTACAAAGCCTCTCTCAAGGAGTGGATGAACCAGCACATGCTGACTCGGTTAGATGTGCGCGACATCCTTAACGAGATGACGCGTGATGACGAGCGCATCCTCGCATCTTCTCAATCTAACCTCTCGGATGTGGACGAATCGATGGATGGCGACTTCGATTCTGCTATGGCTTCTGCAGGTCACGGCACAGACGAAGACTATGGTGGCGGGTGCTACCAGATGGAAGACTTCGGTTGGGCTGGTGATCCAGAAATTTGTGGAGAATAATTATGATTGAAAAATATATACTCGCAATCGCTGGACTTGGAATTTTTTTCCTTGCTCTAGCTCTATTAGAAACCCTTATTAACTTTGGCCTCTGGCTTTGGGAGCGTAAGCGTAAGTAGTTAACTATCAACGACTTACGGCGGCGGGGAGGGCGCCCTCGTAAGTCCCTGACTACAAAAGACTTACGAAGATTAAGTTTTACATAGACGCTCGCCAACCCTCAAAAAATTCATCTATCTCTCTTTCTTTTTGCAAAAAAGTTTTGTTTGAATCTAGAGGAGGATTATCGTTATCGCTCCACGGATAAAAAGTTTCAAGATTTTCGTTTAATAGTTTTTCGATGTTCATTTTTGTTTGTTTAGGATTAATGTTAGAATTATCGCCGAGGTTAGAATTGTTAAAAGCATAAGACGACATCTTAATGCTTTTTGTAGTTAATTGCAAACTCATTCTTATGCCAGCATGCACGGCACGAACCGCACTTGTTTCCTTGTTTCGATGAAGGGCAATTAAATTCTCCCTTGTTGCTCGCACCGCTAACACAAAGGCCAAGGCGTTCTGCTAACCCAACCGGTGCGGGGCCATTCATCATAAGAGCAGAGAGACGGATGGTAAGATTAAAAGGAACTTCACCGCCCTTGGCTATATACTCTGAAACGAAAGAGTATTCACGAGTAGGCAACCAAAAAGAAATATGCGGAAGATTCTTTGCAACTTTGACAATCTTTTCGAGATGCCAAATACCTTGCAAATCTCCCGAATCGTGCCAACGGAAGTGAGGGTTGTTTGCTTTACCAATAAGGTAAGTCATCGCATCCACCCAAAGATCGTGAGTAAGAGAAGCAAAACGCTTTTCCATCGCAGCTTGAACATTGGGGAAAACATAACGCCCTTTAAGAGCATAGCAGAAAGCACAAATGCTTCCCGCAACCTGACGCATTTTTTGCCCGATAATGCAACGCTTCGCTGGCGTTGAATAAGCATAACCTGGCATCTTCGAGGGTTTAGATAGTGTGCCGACAATAGCTTCGGCTTGCTTTTTGTTTTTGAACATAAAATTACTTTATCAGTTTTTTTTCTTGTGACAAGTTTTTTTTGCAGTTAAATCTCGTTGAGTATCAATGACTTACAACCGTAAGGGCCCCGCTTGCCTAAGTTGTTGAGACTTAAGCAGTTACAGTTTCTTCTTCTGGAATCTCTTCGGTTTCTTTTTTACCAAGGAAAGCGTCAAATCTTTTTTGAGCTTTGCTCGAAGCCGAAATAATAAAGTTCATATCTTTTTTCAAAACTTGGAGCCAACTCGAAAGATAGCTCGCAGAATTGTTGAAACATTTTTCAGAATCAATCCCACAAAAGTTAAGACAAAGACTCGCAAAAATCTCTGCGGTCAATTCCTCTTTGCTATAATTCTCTGAACCAAATCCATTTTTGATATCATCATTGGTTGCCTTGTGCATAGCGTGACCAATTTCGTGAAACGCTGTGGAATAATACTCCTCAACGCTGTTGAAGTTTTCTTTCTCGGGCAGATCAATCTTATGTTCCTGCGGGTAATAGCAGGCACGGCTTCCACCATACTTGATCTTGATAATGCACTTGTTTATCAACTTCTCTGCTTCTTCTACTGGAGAAAATTCCAGCTTCTTAACTTCGGGCTGTTTCCACTTTAGCCCCTCGACATCGCTCAAACCAAAGACTCTGTAATAACGCATCATCGGAAAGCTTTTGGTTTCATTGTCTTTCTCAGACTTCAATAGTTTGTAATAAACTACCATATGCGACTTTGCCCCAGTTTTGATCTTTCCGCCAAGTTCTTTAATCTGATTAAAGGTAAAGAAAAAATCATCCGATGAAACCATCCGAAGCAAAAACTGATTGATGCCCCGATAATTCTTTTTGGAAACGCCGTTGCAAAGATCAAAAACTTTCCAAGGTTTCTGCCAAGGGCAAACGCCTTTGTTGAGGGCTTCAATGAATTTTTCTGTGATGATTTCGTTAACTTTCATAGTTTAAATATATCAGAAATTATCTTTTTGTCTACAAAAGAATCTCATTGAATATCAACGATTTAGAACCGCAGGGACCCCGCTTCTGTAAGTGCTTGATACTAAAAGACTTAGGGCTAAACGGATTCGAACCGATACACCCTCATTGAAAGCGAGGAGTCCTAACCATTAGACGATAGCCCCAATATGTAGTATTATTATATTAAGTATTTAGCTATTTAGCAATTATTATTTGCTATTTTGTGTAATCTAATTTAGAATTTAGATATGAACTCAAAAGTCAGCGGTCTATTAGAATCATCTGCATTATATAAACAATTCCTCAAAGAACGAGAAGAGATATTAAAACATAAATGGCTTGAAAGTGAGAAAGCTGGACACGATGTTGGTTTTGAATGGGCTCTATTAGATTGGAACTTCAATCACAGAAACGGCTGGCGTAATAAATAATTCTTCCGCTCTCTCTGCTCTAGAATCAAAGAGAATATATTCCCACCTTTAATTGCCTCAGACTCTGGGCATTGGGGCTTCAAGGGCTCTTATGGAGGAAGTCATCCTCACTCCTTGCGGAAAGAACTTCCACTATCCTATAATAAATTACTATTTTGTCAAATAAAAAAGGCGAGGATTTTACTCCTCGCCCTTTCTATAAGTATCTCTCTGTTGTTAAACTGGCGAGAGACCTCCAGCGATCCGATCATAACGGAACTGACGCACGCCAGAATCCATACGACCAGAGAAGCAAAAGCTCGTAAAGAGTTTGTTGCCAGCCTTACTCGTCCTAAAAGAACTAGGCTTGCTGATGATGTAGGTGAAAACCTGTTCACCGCCGTAGGGTTTGTATTCGATTAGATACCTCTGTCCCAAAATAAATAGGACAAGATACTTGATGTAGGTGACTGCATATACGATTGCATTTTTGATTTTGTTCATAAGATAATCATACCATAACTTCGTTTTACTGCAAGAAAAATATCTCGTTGACTATCAACGACTTACGCGGCGAGAGTCCCCGCCGATGTAACTACTTGATAATCAAAGGCTTACAAAAGTTAAATTATTCTTCTGATTCTTTCCAATTGGGATGCGCTTTAGCCCACTTAACGAAAACAACTTCCAACTCTGCCAAATATTTTTCTATTTGAGCAATGAGTTTAGGATCTTCGTCTTTGAGAACTCTTTTCTCTAATATCTTGCTGATTCTATTCTCGGGCTTCATATATACTATTTTACAGTAGCATGTAGATTATTTCAATATTTTATTTATGCTATGATAATTATTGGGAAAAGTTATTTTAGATGTGTAATTATAATTTTCGAAAGCTCTATCAATACTCCCCACGATATACTCCCACAAATCATAACAAGAAAAATCCACCAAAAATTTCTTTCAAACCATCTCACATAGAAACTTTACATAAGAAAAAATCTTTTGGGAAAAATTCTCGCTTTCAGCAGGGATCGAACCTGCAACCTACGGATTAGAAATCCGTTGCTCTATCCAATTGAGCTATGAAAGCGATGGTCGCCTAGGTCAGACTCGAACTGACACTATAACGATTTTAAGTCGTTTGCCTCTGCCATTGGGCTACTAGGCGGATTGTTTTAGCTGTCAGTATCTAACTTTTCAGCCGAAACTTCTCCAAGCGTATAAGTTGGTTCGATCTGTGCGGTGCGAACAAAATTCTCAACAGGAATCTTGCTGATTGTATTCCGCACACGATTCATAACAACTTCTTTCATTCCACCTTTACGATTGCGGAATTTCAAACCAAACTTATCTGTCATACCATTCATAACATACTTAAACATCACTCGCTCCAACTTCTCAAAGGTAATCCAGAAATAAGCAAAGTCATCTGCCATCCATTGAAGCTCGCCGTTTGTTCCACCCCAATTATAGACACGATTATGGAACTGCTCGATTTTATCCTTGGAACCTTTAATTCCAATAACCCAATGAGCGCCGAGGTTTTGTTTATATAATTTGATTTGTCTCATTTTTTCTGATTCTCCTTTTGTTTTCTGCTCTTGCTTTGAAGTATGCCTTAATATCTTCTTCTGTCAATTCTGTATGTTTTGCATAGCCATTAAGCATCCAATGATAAGTGGGTGCGACAAGGTGGCTATCCTTAATAATGTCATAAGTTTGTTTCATTGTTTTTAGTTTAACAGGTTTTGCTTTTTTGTCAAGGGTTTTCTTAAACTTTTTTGGATCGTGTAGGACTCGAACCTACAACCTATTGGTTAAAAGCCAACTGCTCTACCAATTGAGCTAACGATCCGAAAGTCTTGGGCCTGATAGGATTCGAACCTATAACCAAAGGATTATGAGTCCTCTGCTCTAACCGTTGAGCTACAAGCCCAATAAATTAAGCCGCTGAAATCTCCGTTGGAAATTCACTAGGCTCTGGAACGAGCTTGAAGGCCACATTAAAAGCCTTGCTGATCCTGTAAAGATCCTGCAAGCTGTATGTGTTCTGTTTGGTTGCTTCACGGATTCGAGCATCCATAATGTAAGCCCTACGCTCACCAAAGATCATCTTGGTATAGTAAGGAGTCCACTTAGGAGCTTCCCAGTTTGAGGTTTTGTTTGTCATAGGTTTAATATACAATAGTTTGATAAATAGTCAACAAAAATAATTGGTTGAATATCAACGATTTACATATAATAAGATTGGTACGAGGGGCAGGATTCGAACCTGCATTTTGCCCAAATCTAGAGCGACCACATTATAAGTGTGGGGTCTTAACCAGTTAGACGACCCTCGCATCACCTAGCCCGTAGCTAGTGTCAGCCTCCGATCTTTAGGCTTTCTTTTCCGAGCCAATCTTTTTGATTACGACCTTCGTGCCATCAGGCCATGCACGAATAACCTTCCGCCAAAATTCAGCTTCTGCTTCAGCTTCCTTTAGGTCAGAGTGCATATCCTCGCTAACACGAATACCATCACGCAGAACGATATATCTTAAATTCATTCTTCTACCTCCACGGCGATTTCATTATCAAATAGTGAGCCACCATCAACCTTGTCGCAGATAACGATGTCATTACTGCCATCATCACCAGCATACACGGCACGAAGTTTCTTTACTTGACTATACTCTTTTTTAGTCCATTGACTCTCTGGAACGCCGAGGACTTGCAGAGCCTCAACTCTCTCTGGAGGGATCGCCTCTCCACTTACTGCACAATGATAGGTCATAGTTGTGATTGTAATATGTTTTTTTATTCTGTCAAGCGATTTTGCGAGGACGACCACGACCACGCTTTTCACCGCTAGGCAGAATTGATGTTGCATTATAGTTTGTTAGTTTCTCCTGCAATTCACCGAAACGCTTGTTGGCATCTTCGATGCTAGTGCAAGTGAAAGCCCAATCGCCCCATTGACTATCGCTAGGATACATTTCAGCGGGAGGCATCTTTACGCCAGCGATCTCATAACCATTGTGACGCTTGATTGCGATAACTTCATAATGATAGTTTTCACATTCGGGGTCATCGAGTTGTTTTTTGTAGATAGCGATGTCGCCATCACGCTTTACCTGCTGAAGTTTGAATCCTTTAGAAGTAAAAGATTCTTCAAGAATTTTCAATTTTAGTTCCCGCTGGAAGCCAGTTTTTAGGGTCAAGGTTTTCCCCAATATAACCAACTTGGGTTTCGGTTTTAGTTTTAGGGTCAGTAGCGTAAATAGCATAGCCACCTTCAGCCAGCTTCTTTACTTTAGTGATGTTCATATGATAATTATAGTATACTTTTAGATTAATTCAAGACAAAAATTTCACGACCAATAACGCCAGCCCATTTAGCTTTATATACAGGACGCTTGGTGTCAGCATAAACAAAACTATGATACTTATAGGGATTATAGGTTACTTGCCGCTCTCCATGAATAGGCCAACCTTCGTCTGGTGTGCCACACACAAAAGCGTGGACATTCTTACGCTTTTCTTTTAAGACTCGGTTTCTGCCAGCTTGACTCACACGAAACTCAACATCTTTCAAAAAGAACTCTGAGCTATGTTGGAGGACTTTGCCTTTAAGCATAATACTCAAACAATGTTTATGTAAGTTATAATAGACTTTGTGTTTTGCTTTCACTCCCTTAACTATAAGATAAATTCTATAAATGTCAAGGTTTATAAGTGCTTGATAGTCAACGACTTACAACGGCGGGGTCCCGCGCACCGTAAATCCTTGATAGTCAACAACTTACAACTCATCGAATTTAGACAAAAAGAAGCGGGGGATTTACCCCCGCCTCGGTTAAGGTTTTGGTTTTAGTTTAGGCGACCAGTTTCAAGAGGTCTTCGTCACGGGTCTTGCCGCTGAAGACTTTGAGCAGGTCACGGTTGACACGCTCGCTGTACTCGTAGCGCTCTTGCGAGACATTGCGAGTCAGGAACTGAGTTGCCGCATTATAAAGGTTATACAGATTGCGATCCGTATCCTCCTCATAAGCGGGATTGCGCCAAACAGCCTCGATCCCCTCACGCACCTTGCCGGAGATAATGTCTTTCTCTTCCAGCTTGGTGAGCAGGTTCAAGCCCTGTTCGTTAGTGAGAGCCTTCTGCGCCAGTTTATTGAAAACTTGCGCCGAAGATTCTACGCTGTCACAAGCATGAGCCAATGCATCACCAACGAAGTCGAGATTGACAGCAAGCGTGTGGCGCTTCGTCATGCTGAACTCCTTGGTAAGCGAGGTCATACCGTTCTCGCAGATGAGACGAAGGAAGCCGAGAGACAACGAAACACGAGTTGAGCGGTCATAACTGTTGTTAACGACCAGCCGCAACCCAAGAATGTCACCCTTGGCTCGCTTGCCCACGGGCTTCAATTCCGTTTTGAAATCGGTGAAGTCGTAGGAAGCGTAGAAACGAGCGCCGTCACGCACGACGAACTTCTTCGAGGTAAAATTCGAGAGTTTGTCATGATTGGCGAGGTTGGTTTCCACCATCTCGATGAGGTCTGCATTTTTCACCACACCATACTGCTCGGTGCAAACTCCGAGTGTAATGGGTTCGGCGGTGTCACGGCGCACCATGCCGAAGTATCCTGTCCTCTTGCCGTCAGTTGTGAGGAGTGGCTCTTGGTGTACATCGAAATCGTATACACTTTGAGCGGGTTTGGTTTGTCTTGCCATAAAATAATCATACCATACTTTTAACTTGTGACAAGAACTTTTTTCATCTCATAAGATACTGCTAGCCAGCGGGTTGCCTATCCTGTTAAAAATAAATACTATCATACGTAACACCTTGATTATCAACGACTTGCGCGCGCGGGGAGCCCGCCGCCCTAACTATATAATAATCAACAACTTATGTCAATTGAAATTTAATATTACTCTTTCTATACTCTCTTACTTTCCTTATAGCATATAATGTAGCATCTACTTCACTTAATTTAGCTTTAGTTCCCATGTTGTATTTTCTTATCTTTTTAATACCATGATAAAATTTATTCTTTTTATATTGCCATAGGTGTCTTACTTCATGGGCTATAATATCAACCAAAGACTCTTCCCAATTATATGTTTTAAGAGGTAAATATCCCCTCTCGCCTCCACTAATATATGGTTTAACATACTTAGAATAAGCTGGAACTCCAATATGCACACGACCACTATACCAAGCCCTACCATGCCAACCTAATTTAGTATTACCAAAATCTATTTTTCTAATATCTTTAAGGTGCAATCCTTGAGGGAGACACCATTTAATAATTTCTTTTAGTTTATCAGAGCAATATGAGGTAGTATTAATGAGCTTCATAAACTCAATAATAATACAAATTAATTTAGTGTCAATTAAATTCTACTTGATTATCTGTTATCCAGCATAGTAAATCTTTGAGATCTTCTTTAACTTGAACCGCTTTAGGATTGTTGAACTTATCTAATGATATTATACGAGCCTTAAGCTCTTGAACAATTAAATATGTGTCCTTCCAGTGTGTTTTGTAAAATGTGTTTATGGTCATAGGATAACTATAATACAAATTAATTCTATGTCAAGGGGCTTTTATTGCAATAATAAGTCCAATAATAATAGGTATTAGTATTTCCATATCATCTATTTATTATTTAGTCAATAGTTATTTCCAATCTAAATTCATATTATATTTAAGATAATCAGCTTTCTCTTTTGCTTCCTCTAATGTTTCTGCTTCTACTTCAAGAGTCGCAGAGCAAGATTTGGTGACTTGTATAATGTATTTCATTATTTAACCCTAGTATAAGTAGCTTTTATTTTATTTAACCAAGCTTTGCATTCTTTTAATTTAGGGAAATATAGTGTTTCTATGGGATGACATCCATCATATTTAGCCATGTAGACTGGCTTGCCAAGATACTCCCCACGCTCGTAACCGCCGCCAAATAAATAAGGGTTTCTATTTATGACTTTTTGAATAGTGTAGTGCATCTATTTAGCTTATATTAAATTCTATTTTTGTCAATAATGATTAAGATAAATATAAATAGCCGTGAAAGTTATGATAAGAAAGGCAACTATTGTGTCTCCTGTGATCATACAAACGGCAATATTAATCCTACAATAACAAAGCCAAATGCAATTAACATAAGAATATCAGTAATAATTTTAATCATTTGCCCACTCCTCGGAAGTCCATAGACTACCCTCTCTAGGCTCGTTGCCTTCAATCCAATCTATAATATCTTCTAATTCGTTAACTACTGCTTCTAATTCTTTTGGCTCTTCCTGCTTTTCGTTTTCGCCCAAAGGAATTCCAAGTAACATCTTGGTTTGCCATGCTGACTTCTTATCAATTTCTTGTGTGCATCTACCAATTCTATCATAGATTTTATTGATAATATCTTCGGTAGTTCTAGCTGTTTTCATCTTCTTCGTCCTCATCGGTTTCAATGTGAATAATATCAAAGTTATAATCCACTTCCTCGAAGTTAGCATCACAATCTTCTGCCCTGTTAAGGGCCATCTCTTCTGCTTCTCCTTGGCTCTCTGCCTCGACTTCGATTTCAGCCTCGGCAATTTGGTTTCGTTGAATTGTTATGGTATATTTTTTTAAGGTGTCGCTCATAGGTCTACTATAATGTATTTTTTAATATAGTCAAATACTATTTTTAATTAATTCTACTTTCCAGTTCTTGTTAATCCAGCTAGTAATCATATCAGTATAATAAGTAGTAGTAATCTGCCAAAGGTCACGCTCAATCCTAATCCTATCAAAGCTATAATAGATATATTGATTAACCAATTTGCCTGTGCCGTAATTGCTATCAAGCACATCTATTTTAATAGTAGTTAAGGTTTTAGGAATAGATACCTTGATCTTTCCTCCAACAGCATACTCGCCAATCTTGAATGTTTTAGTCATTCAATTAATATATGGTAAATTTATATTTTGTCAATCTCTATGATCTGTTCCAGGATAACGACTTATCAATGATGCTTTGAAGCTTTCACATTCGAATCCTGTGACATCTTTTATTGCTTGACCACCCCTACAATTCAAATTGCCAAAGCCTTTGTCCGCTTGATATTTACTTAAATCAACATAAATAGTATTTGGTAAAACACCATTAATAATACCATTTGGTTGCTTGTAGATTATGTCGTATAATTTATATCTCAAAATAAAAAAATATGGTTTCGGCGACACCAAAAAACGCTCACAGGATATATGGCTGTAGCAGGGTTCCGCTTTGCAACAACATCCAATCTGTGATCTAATGCGGAAAACTTTCCACTAGGATTTCAGCGTCCTAACACGCATCGAGCCCCGAAAGGATTAGACTCGCCATAGTGATTCGGTTAGTTCAACCATTTTCTCTTGAGGGACAATCCACGGCTCGCCAATTACGAGGCGATGTTATTCCTTGGTTTGGGTTGGATAACCCTTTAATTAAGCCCCCATTGATATCAAAGAACATACAGGGAACGAAAGACCATCAAGAGATCAACCTCAACATATCTTTCATTACATCCTCTCGCACCCGAGAGTTTGCCCTGTATCTATATATATTATTATTTTTTTAGAGACTTGTCAACTATCTTTTTAGTTTCTATAATAGTATTTTCTACTCCCTCGCACACGCCCTCCAAAAGATTACCGAAAAAACAGAAAATATTATTGCAATCGCCATAGTTTAAGTTCTCCTCGAATTGTTTTTTGCTCATACAACCTATTATACATCAAATACAATATTTTGTAGAACAAATATTTTTTATTCTGCCTAAATAGGACTCGAACCTATAACCATACCGTTAACAGCGGTACGCTCTACCATTGAGCTATTAGGCAAAAACGGCGAGGGTTTACGATACCCCCAAACGATTCGCTTATTACGGAAGCGACCACCGATGACCTCACCATCACCTCACACAACAAATCTTTGTCTACTTTAGACCAATTCTAGTTCGATGTCAAGTTTCTTGGTTTTGCCCATCCAACTTTCGGGCATAATATGTTTGAACCAGTCTTGCATCGAAGGAATACGACCCAAATCTTCAATAACGTGCTGTTCGCCAATCCAGCGAGTAGGAATCTTTTTGCCGTTGGATAATGTGATCGTGTGACCAAATATCCTCTCACACATAAAGATGCCCTCGGCGTGATGACGCAACGCACGATGTCTAAAGTCTGCCATCATCATCTTTGATTCATCGAACCAATCGTGAATCTTCTGATAATCTTCGGGCGTTCCTCCCCATTTCTTTGCTGAAGATACAGAATGATGGTAAGGATTAGCCATTAGAATGTTTCCTCGGTAGTATTCACGCTTTCGATACGCTCATTAAACTCAAGACTAATCTTGCGATTAAGAACATCAAAGCTGAATGTGCCGTAGGAACCTTCGTTGATCTCCCAACCCATATGCTTTGAACCTAACTTATCATAGCATATCTCGTGAACAAGCTCTTCAACACAACCTTGGCGAGGAGGCATTTCTTCCATCTTCTTCTTCTTATCGTTCCACTGGTATCCAGCTTCTAGTCGTGAATTAGGAACTTCGCCAACTGGAGTAGTCATATCTTTGCCCCTATGGTCAAGATACTCTACATTATTGATCTGTCCACTATCGCCACAACCATCAAATGTTGCATTGATAGTAGATATTCTTGATTCTTGCAAGAAATCAAATAATGCTTTTGCATTACGCTTGACTGCTTCGCCTTTAGTTAAACGCTCTTCTGCGATCTTTTGATAGATGTCGTCCATCTTTGGTAATTTAATTTTTTTGGATTTGCTCATAAGAAGAGCATACCACAAACTAAAACCTAGTCAAGACCTACGGCGACTTTTCTTTTTCTTCTTAAAGATATTAAAGATATCACACTTATAATCAAACAACTTACCGCATACCCAATAAGTGCTATACATCGATATCCAAAGTACCAAAGCTAATCCTAAGACTCTTATTTCAGAGCTTTCAATTAATTTTTCAGTTATAATAGATATCATATATTTAAACCCTTGGTGTTAATCCTTTCACACGAATCTTATCTAGAACAATTTCCAATTGATCAACCACATCTTCGTAACTAAAGTTGTCTCTGGCTCTAAGAGTAAAAATCTTGTCTACAATACAATCTTGAATTAATCTCCAATCTTCTAACGATAGGTTATTTTGGTTCATAAGATTAGTTTATTTTACTTATTTAGTTTAGTCAATTAAATATTATTTAGATCTGAAGCTTCTCTTTGTTTTCTTATAGTTTTTCTAAGTTCTATAAATGATAATGCTTCTTGAATTTCTTTCTTCTTATTTTCATTAGACTCATTAGCTTCTGCGGTTTTTAATATTTGTTCTATAGAATTTAATTTTTCTAAAAAATTGATTCTTGGATCTTCGAGGTGTCTATTTGAATAAGGCTCAGAGATAGTTGATTCGTTATTGCTTTGATTTATGTTTTCCATAATATATTATTACACTTTCTTAAATAGTTGAATTTATTATAAGATCCTACTCTATTAATCTTATTTACAGACAAATACTTCTTATTTCGCTTCTTAAAAGTCTTATATCTTTTCTTTATTTTTTGTTTCTTATTTAGCCAATAGTGAATAGGCTTTGTATCAATATAATAATATTTAGACCTAATATAACCAATAATAGGAATAGCCGCCGAGACTATCAAAGTAAACAAAAACAAATAAGCATATAGTTGGTTCATATTATTTTGCTCCAAAGTATTCTTTTAGTTTATTTGGATTATTTAATTTGTCAAATGGAATTGTCCATCTCTGACCATATCCAAAATCCTTGGGTTCTGCTTTATTTAAGAATTCCTCTTTAGTAATCCAGCCTCGGATAATAGTTTCTGTGATAGATATAACCGAAGCAAAAACCGCTAAGTCTGCTTTAAATAAACTTTTATCATTAAATAGCAAATGCTTATTTTGTTCTTTGATGCTAGTTTTTACTTGAATTGTTTTATTATCTTTTACTAAGTCTTTTATTTTATCATCGCCACTAAGTGAAATGTTTTTATCTAATTTGATATTAAGAAATCTAGCAACAGCCGCTTCGCCCATTACTCCATTAATATGAGTTAAAAAATCAGTTTGATTCTTATCATATCTTTGGCTTTTTACGCCATATACTTGTTTAATAATATTTCGTCTTTCAGCAATACCTAATATGCTTAAAAGATCAAAATAATCAAAATTAACTTTTATATCAGACATATTCTTCTAGTTTATTTAGTATATCCATAATAATGTTTTTATTTTCGTCTGTCAAGTTGGAACTATATTTATTTAAAAGATATTGAATACTATTATTTTTAAAGGTTTTCATAATATTTAGGTTCATAGGATAGCCCATATTTAAACTATTCCATTCAGTATCTAAACAATAATAAAGATAAGCTAATTCATTTTCTGTCATAGCTTTTATTTGGTTGGTTGTTATCATTATTTAAAGAGGTGGTTTTCGCAATCTGGAAGGGGTCTAAAAGATTACAGGTTCACCACTAACCTTGGGTTTCACGGCTTATTCTATTATAATCTAAATATCTTATTATGCAAACAAAATGTCGCAAATAGGGTTAAATATCTTCAATTTCTTCTAAATTTTTAATAGCTTTGCGGGTTATCTTCCAGCCTAGAATCTTACATATATATTTAATATCTGGCACTTCGCCTGTATTATTTTCAATATTATGAACACTATTCTTATTTATCATAACAAGAGTTATATTTTTAGTTAGATCATATTCTCTTTCACATATATTTACCGCAAGAAAATTACTATTATATTTTAATAGGATATATTCCTTTTTAGATTCTGCTACTACATATCTTTCTTTTCTTTTAGTTAGTTCGTTTTCGCCGTGATATAGAGTTAAGCTATTTATAGTTATATTATCTTTATATTTGTAGTAGAAATACTCATCTACAACAACCCAATCATCTATTTTTAGTTTATTTTTGTTGATTTTATAGGTATCATATATCTTATCCATATCATCCATAACACTATTATAGTAGATAAGAGAAAAAAAGAAAATATATTATTAATTTTTCTCTTGACTTATTTGTATAAAGAAAATATAGTCAAACCCCTTTAACACCCTTATATTTAACTAATTTATTACCTTTCTTTATCTCTCCCCAACTATTTAACAGAGTATATTTAAATTTATAATAAGCTAAAGATAATCCAATAGGAATTACCATTAATAAGAACAATAATACTCCAATTAACAATAGAAAAGGCTTAAATTCCCTCTTACCTAATGCCATTTCTATACCTAACAAAGATCGTATTTGATTTTTCATACCCCTTTTTAATATATCCTTTCTATTTATCTCCTCTACGCTTAATATACCTCTTTATCTTATTTAAAACAACAAGAATATATGCAGATAGCCCCAAAATACCCACTATTAGTGCAGTAAGGGCGATGGATACCACTAACAGGATAATTGTTCCTTCTATGCTAGAACCAAAGTAAATATACATATTAGTCCTTAAACTCTATAAGAAAAGATATAATAAACATAACCGCAAAGGCTTCTATTATAAATTGAATAGTATTCATTTATTTAGGTAGTTAAAAGCTAATACCGAAGAAAGACCAAGAGCCAAACTAATAATGGTAGTTAGTTCATTCATATCTTCTTTAGAATATCCTTAATATCCTTTTTTGAAAAGCCAAATTTAAGAATATTACCCAAGACCGCAAAGAGATAATGCTTTTCTGATTTACTCAATTTATTGGTTTTCTTTTTAAATTTAGCCATTTTTAGCCTCGCCCAAGCCTAATATCTAATCCTGTTCGCCTTCGTGCAAGGTTTCAGCTTCTTCTGCTACCTCACGCCTATAATCTTCAATTTCTGTGATAGTATCATCTGCTGGCATATATTCAAATAGCAAATCTACTAGATCGCTAACAGAGCTATGATAGTATAAGCTATAAATATACTCTTGCTCATCTTCGTTAAGAGTTTGCATATATTCTTTTAGATTTTTGAATTTTTTAGTTTTGGTCATTGGTTTATCTCCTCGTTATAGGGTATAGTATCTAGCAATTTTATTACTTGGTCAATCTCTTTTGCAAAACTTTCTGATGGGTGATGATGGTAATAGTCTTTTAATGCTCTAAAAACTATATTAAATTGTTCTTCGTTAAGAGTTAAAGTTTTTGTTTTCAACTATGCTAATAGATATTTTCTACAAAATGTATAGCTTCTTCTCTAATATACCAATCCCAATTCTCTCCTACGACAACACAATAATGTTCAGAGTTTGGAACACCCGCAATCTTACCATAGAATTGAGTGTCTTGAAGCTGAAACATAACTTCCTTGCCGATATTTCTTTCCATTATCTCAATCTTTGCCTCATCATTGGTATGAGTATCAGCGGTTTGAGGGTATTTCGCATCATAGTCTAAAGGGTTTGCGTTCATCGGTTATCTCCACTTCCTTTTATTTTATCTCTTTTTAATCGGTCTGCAAGTTTATTTATATTAGAAATCGCAACATCTTCAAGATTAACACCAAGTTCATCTGCCATAGTTGCACAATACCATAGAACATCTCCAAGTTCAGCATAGAGGTCTGCTTTATGGATTTCCTCTAACTTCCCTCCGTTATCTCTCATTATTTTCTTGACTTTGTTAGCAACTTCGCCAGCTTCACCAGCAAGTCCTAGTGCTGTATAATAAAGTCCTTGATTTGGAAATACTCTTGGGTAGAAAGCAGTTCTACTAGCATTAGTCTGATAGTTATTGAAGGTCATTTCTTCTTCTTTTTCTTGTTCTTTTCAGCGATTTCTTCTGCAAGTTCTAATCCTTTAATTAGTGCATAATTAAATCCAATATTAATAAACTGGTCATCGGTAATAACTTGCTTTCCGAGATCAAGAAAGTAAGCTCTATTATGTTCGCTCATATCCACATCAACATCATAAACATTTTTCTTCTTAAACTTACCGATTTTAAGATAGTTAGAGTCTTTAATTTTTGTTTTCATAGTTTTCCTCCTCTGTAAATGCTTCTACTCTATCTAAATGAAAACCGCATCCACGAAGAAAGTCTGTAAATCTCTCACAAATATCTTCAAGAACAAAGTCATTAGTTTCAAGAGTATTATTGATCTCTTTACCATTTGCATCTTTAAATGTATGCGAAAATGTAAATTTTTGGTTCACACTTTTATCTTCCTCTGTTTTCCATCTTTTGTCAATAGTAATTTGCTACGCATCTTTTCAAATTTTTTAATTATGATAGGATTGTCTACATTTCTTAATGCCATATCAATAGCATAAATCAATGATATTTTATCATCAGAACCTAACTGATGAAGTTCTGGGGTAATTCGCCAATTACTCATTCAGAATTACCTTTAGTCTTAAAAGAAAAGATTTTGCTAGTCCAATCAAAGTTTTTGGCTGGATAACCTTTGATATTTAATTTTGGAAGTGGCTTTTGCATCAAAGCGAGAGTTTGATCGAGTTTATCCTCGATACGCTTTAGTGCTTCATTTATTTCAATTAATTCTTGTTTTGATAGTGCCATATTAAAATTCCTTTCTAAAAACTTTTACATTAGCATTAGGGTCGTCTTGACCATTATCCATCATATTATATTTACTATTATAAAAACTTTGGTTATCTTCTTCCATACCAACAGGAAACCAACCTTCTTTTTCTTGGACTTTATCTACGCTCGCACATCCAATAAAAAAGAATGTAAGAAGAATCCAAGCAATTACCACCATAACAAAAGCAACTGCTCTACGAAGATTAAACATCATCTCTTAATCCAATCGTTTGACGAATTACTTTGTTCTCTTTTGCTTCGATAATTTCTGCAACACTTAACCTTGCTTCTTGACAAGGAGAAAAATTACAAAACCAAGCTATGAAGAATATATCTATTGGCGACCACATATTTTTATTTTATATTAGTTTTATACTTGTTGCAAGTCTTTTGAAAAAATAAATAGGGCATCGGGGATTAGCCCAATGCCCTATTATTAATTACTTGGTCGAGACAGAAACTACTTGACCACCAGTTTTGTTAGCGAAACGCTTACTGGCGATCTTTGCACCACGAAGGGTAGGGTAGCTCTTTGGAGCCACAACTACTTGTCCGTTGGTAGCTTTTACTGACCAAGTGTATTGGTTTTGAGTTGTATTCATATTGTTATATTAATATATATTTGAGATAATGTCAATATATATTATTGATTTTTCTTAAATTTTTCCATATCGCCTTGGTCATCAGCATCTTCTCTGTTGAAGATAGGCTTTTTGGATTTAAATTTAATTTTTTTAGTATTTCCCCAAGGATTCATACCGCTATTTTTAATAGTAGATGCAATCTTGCGGACTTCTTTTAGTTCTTCTTTTGATAGTGCCATAGTTAGTATATACTAACTGAATTTAAAATTTAGATCAAGTTATTTTTACAATTACAAGCAGAACAGCCACAACCTAATTTAATACCCAACAACCACTTAAACGCTTTTTTTAGCCTTTTTAGCACTTTTCTTTTTGGCTTTCTTTTTCTTTGGTTTAACTTCAATTTCTTCTACTTCTTCTATGTTATCCCATTGAGCATCAATCTCTTTTAATTCTTTTGATAGTTTAATCTTATCTTGGATTGCCCAAACTGCATCTTCAATTTTCCACTTAACTGAATCAAAAATATTTAATAGCCAGTTCATACGAACCTAACTCCAAAAATACTACCGAGGATAAAACAAGCGGAAATAATTAAAAGTTCCATATATTCTTACTTTTTATTACACCTAATTTTTAACCTTTTCCTTGGATTTTTTATTATACTCTAGAACATCATCTAGATATTTGTTAATCATATTTTTAATAGTGCGTTCTTTTTCGTGATCTTTATGAAAATAAGTTTTATCTAATTTTAATAGCTCATCTCGCCAATGATTTAAACTAGCGATATGCTCTGAAAGGAATTGGATTTTAATTTTCTTTGGTGGCATTTTTTACCTCTCTTTTCCATATCTTAACAATATTTTCTGTATCTGCAACATCATAATATTTATTACTTCTTAAAAGATAAAATGTTTTTTCTGAGGATTCTATCTTATCAGATATTTTCCTAAATCCTTTCTTTAATTCTTCTTTATCTCTGTAATAATAACTCTGCATATAAGGATTTTTGCTTTTATCGGTCATTATACTTTGAGTTAAAAGATAGCCATTATGTTCATCTTTTTGACATAAAAGAACATTTTTATATTTTTCTTTAGAGTAAATATCAGAAAATTCTTTTGATAAATTTAAATGAAAAACACAATTATGATAATATACGCCAAAGAAACTGACGCTATCATCAATAATCATATACTATATTCTATCAAAAACTTTTACTTTTACAATCTTTGGATGAGTATTTGCGAACCTTATAGCATCTTTTTTATTCAAAAAGAAAATATCAATAACAGGATATTTACCACCACTAGCCTTCTTATTAATAACTGCTGTTCCAGTATCGTGAGCATATCTAAATCCAAGATTAGGTATATAAACTCTACTAAAATAAGGTATAACTTTTGGGTCTACGGCAACTGAAATATTAGGTTTAAGTCTAACACCAGTAGAGCTTTGGCGTTTTGCACTCCAACTATCAGTATCGCCACCTTTTGCCCAATAAGCTGTTAATCGAACCTTAATCTCTTTTTTAGGAATATTAGCCTTTACAAAGCGTTCAGTCTTAACGCATCTTTGAATTACTTGATCGCCAGAAAAAGATGGAGCCTTAATTTCGTTGCGGAATAATCCCAACGAAACAACGCTAATCAGTATTAATCTGCATAGTATTTGCATAACTTGTCCTCCTAGAATTAAATTTAATTTAAATTGGGAAAAATGTCAAGCCAGATTAACTTCTTCTGGCGACTACGAAACTCCTATTATAATTATTAGACTTCATAACAAAATAGATTACACCCATAACTCGGTATTTCTACCAAATTAAGGGTGAATCGTATGATACTTATTTCGTGACGAGGACTGAATTACGGAGCTTGCTGGTCAATCTACGCTTATCGAATGATCTCCAATGACGAGCGTGTTGATTAACCTTGTCAAGAACCTTTGTCTCGCTGATGGTAAATGTGCCATCAGTATTATCAGTCATCTTAACGAAGTATGTTTTGGGTCTAATTGCCATAATTATTAATATTAATTGATATTTAACTATTTGTCAAATTTAATTTATCGAATTTGCCTTGAACATTACTAAAATATACATTCTTGAAATTTAATTGCTTAATCATATCACAGCATCCATTACAAGGAGCAGAAAAATCTAGCATATTATTTCTATTAATCCTTGTATTTACGAGAGTTAATTTAGAGCAATCTTCTTCGCCAAGTCTAATAACTGCACTTAATTCACTATGAGTTCCAACAATATTTGAAATCTTTTCGTTATTTTTATTAACATAATTGTATTTAAGATTAAGAGGATGAGTTTTCGGGGAGTTTAATCCAATACTTATAATACGATTTCTGTCCAGAATAAAACTAAAATGTCTACAACGAAGATCAGCGTTATGCTTATTGATTAGAGCATAACTAACCTCAATAATTTTGTTAAAGTTCACGATCTAAATTTAATTTAAATTTAAAATTTACGCAAGTCTAAATAAAATAAATAACAAATTCCAGCTATAATTGTATTAATTATAATACCTAAAGTCACACCTATAACAATATCTACCATTCATATATACTATATGAATTAATCTTTTTTATCTAAATCTTTATATTGATTTTCTACTTCGTTTGCTTCTTTATCTAGTTGATCT